GTGCTTGGATGGCACCTGCTGACCAACCACATGAGAACTTTGTATTCCCTGAGGAGGTTCTACCCCGTGGTAACGCTCTCTAAAGGATGCTGTGGTGCTGGATGTCCTGACTGTCCATTCAGACTGAAAAAATAAAATATATAAATTATAAGGGGGGTTGCAAAGACTCCCCTTTTTTGGTAGAATAAAAAAAACAAATTACTATGACTGAAGAAAACCTAATCGTTGATGTCGAAGCACAAGAGGTTGTTGATGAACCAGAACAACCAGTGCAACCAGAGATGTCATACCACGAAAGAAAGGCTCTTGAAAAAGCGAGAGCAACAACACTAAATAAAATGTTGAAAAATTATCGTCGTCAACAAAAGAACCCACTCTCGATTGTAAAGAAACTTAGTAAATGAAACATGTACTCTTCACTTTATATGGGTGTGATGCAGAGTTACTAGATGATGAAGACTATATAAGAAAGACTTTGTTTGAGGCAACTAATCACATGGGTGCCACATTTTTAAAAACACAGTCACATAAATTTTCTCCACAGGGTGTTACAGCAGTTACTCTTCTTGCAGAAAGTCACATCAGTATCCATACATGGCCTGAGAATGGAACTGCAGTTTGTGATGTATTTACATGCGGTGATACTAATCCAAAGAAGGGTGCTATTTACATGGGTAGAAAATTAAAAGCAAAAGATTTTGTAGCTAAAACTATAGACCGGAGTTTAGAATGCAAGCAGTAGTTTACACAAAAGAAAATTGTCAGTGGTGCGATAGAGTTAAACAACTGTTCAATGCAGTTGATATTGACTATCTAGAATATAAGTACAATAAAGACTTTGATAAGTCACAATTTTATAATGAATTTGGAGAAGGTGCTACCTTCCCTCAAGTATCCATCGGAATGAAACACATTGGTGGATGCAAAGAAACCCTTCAGTATTTACAGGAACAAAAAATCCTATGACCCGCACGGAAACAATCACTCAGTTTGTAGATACTATTCTTGATGAGTATGTAGTTACTAAAAAGAAAATTCGTGTTGACTTTTTCAAGTATCTACAATCTGAAGATATTGATAGGAAAACTATCAATGAATATACATCAGACAAATTTCATTTTGTCACCGATCTTTTAAATGAAGTTAATGGTGCTCTTAATGGTGATAGGTTTCTAGTGGAAGCTTATGGTTGTTATAAGAAATCTGAACTGAAGGAATTCAAGTGCTTGTTAGAAAGGTTTATTAGTGACGTAGAGAAATATAAAGATTCTAAAAAAATTGTTCGACGCAAGAGAAAGAAGAGTCCAGCTCAACTGACGAAGGACTTGCACTTAATCCAAAAGCCTGTTATACTAGGAAAGGAAAAATACACTCCCGTTTCCAAAACGGAGATCATTGACGCTAAGTCAGTGTTTTTAATCAACGTAAAAACCAATGAACTTTTGTTTTTGACAGGCAAGAAACTCTCTTGTTCTGGTGCAAAGATCATCAACTATGATGAAGACCTATCTGGCATTAAAAAAATTAAAAAGATTGATCAAACAATCCAAACTATTATGTCAGTTACATCTCTAAATTGTTCACGATCGTTTGGTGAACTACCAAACAAAATTAGATCTGCTCCCAAAACAGTGTCTCCAAATTACTTTCCATTAAAAATTATTAAATGACTAACATCCCCGAGAAGTATCTAAATACTAACGTAAGGGCTATGTTAGGTGGAGGCAACGTAGAAAATGAACCAGAACCAGAACCAGACTATGTTCTCCATTTAGATAAATCAATTTCTTGTTTAAAGAAAAAGTATCGGGTGGAGATCAGAATTATTAAGGAACAACCTTAGGAGAGAATCCATGACAGAAGTAACTACACTAATGTTCAGTCTTTTGTTTTGTCTCATAGGTGCAGGCCTGGGTTTCATTTTTGGATGGTTTAGTAATGAATACTATTCAGCGTTTATGGAAGCAACCATTTCGCAGAATACAAACATTCATCCAGAAATGTTAAACGATCAGGGTTTTATGATTGATGAAGAACTGTTATCCGTTAGGTTTATAGACGAGGAGGAATACGAAGAGGACTAATCATGATTTTAGTTGACATGAATCAATGTATGATCAGTAATCTGATGGTACAAGTGAAAACTAGTAATGGACTTGATGAAAATCTAGTTCGTCATATGGTATTAAACTCATTGAGAAACTACCGAAAGAAATTTGGTGGAGAATACGGCGAACTAGTTCTTTGTTATGATTCTAAATTCTATTGGAGGAAGCAAGAGTTTCCTTTCTATAAACAGAATCGTAAAAAAGATAGAGAAAATTCAACGCATGACTGGAACGCCATCTTTGAATGTCTCAACAAAATTCGTGACGAGATTAGGAATAACTTTCCTTATGTCGTTATGGATGTATATGGTGCAGAAGCTGATGACATCATCAGTGTTCTGATCAAGAATAACTCTACTAAAGATAACCCAGAAAAAGTTCTTATCATGTCTGGTGATAAAGATTTTCTGCAACTAGGAAAGTATTCTTTTGTTTCTCAGTACAATCCTGTACAGAAAAAATACATCACTCTTGATAACCCTAAAGAATTTTTGATGGAGCATATCATCAAAGGAGATCGAAGTGATGGTATTCCAAACTTCCTATCAGATGACGATACATTTGTATCTGGTAAAAGGCAAAAACCAATCAACAAAAAGAATCTAGTAAAATGGATTTCTGCAGATCCAAAAAGCTTTTGTACTGATGTTCAGTTAAAGAACTATGAACGTAACAAAAAACTTATTGATCTAAGTTGCATTCCAGATGAGATTCAAAGACAGATTGTCGAAGAATTTAATCGGTTAAATAGTACTGTAAAACAAGGAGTTACGATCGAGTACTTCTTAGAAAACAAACTGACTACACTATTAAATGATATAGAGGATTTTTAACTATGGCTGAATTACCTGTAGAAAAACTATTGATCTCTGAAGTTCTTCAGAAGATTTCTAACGCTAAAACTAAAAAAGAAAAGATCGCACTGCTCAAAAAATATAAGAGTCCTGCTCTACAATCGATTCTGATCTGGTCTTATGACGAGAGTGTGAAGAGCATGGTTCCATCTGGTGACGTTCCATACACCCCTAATGACACGCCAGAGGGTACAGAACACACGTTACTCTTCCATGAGTACAAGAAACTATTTCACTTCGTCAAGGGTGGTAACGACAAGCTTGCCCAGGGTCGTAGAGAGATGATGTTTATCCAAATTCTAGAAGGACTTCATGAATCTGAAGCAAAGGTTCTCTGTCTAACCAAAGATAAACAACTCAGTAAAAGATACAAAATTACTAAAGCATGTATCTCTGAAGCCTATCCAGAAATTCAGTGGGGAAATCGTTCATAGGAGAAACATATGGTATTATCAAGCGCTGATGTAGCTAATTTCAAATCCGTATATAGTGTTATCTGTATTCATATAAACTGTGATCCTTCAGCCGCTAAAGATAAAACTCTGCCTCGAAGCTCATACTTAGTAAAGTGTGACAACGGAAGTGAGGTGTGGTATGATGTGGTTATGGGATCAAAGATTGATATCTTCAATGCCTACTACGACAAATATGGTGATGTTGTAAAGGACATCGGATGGACCGATGGTTCAGTTCCCGCTAAACTATGGGGGTACACCCAAAAAGAAGACAACAAAAAGAAAAAGTGATTATGACTTCAAAAATGAATGCAAAACTAGTTTCTGTTACACCTGATGCTGAACAGACAATGGCATATATTGCTAGAGTCTCTAATCCATCCAATCAGGATAACGAAAAGTATGCAAGACTTCTCAGTTATTGTATTAAACACAATCACTGGTCTGTGTTTGAACAAAGTACAATGACTTTGGAAATTGAAACTACCCGGGCTATTGCAGCCCAAATTTTGAGACATCGTAGCTTTACATTTCAGGAGTTTAGTCAAAGGTACGCAAGTTCTACTTTACTTGGTGAGAAAATCCCTCTCCCAGAACTCCGCCGTCAAGATGACAAGAACCGTCAGAATAGTATAGATGATCTTGATCCATTTGTTCAACAGAAACTTGAGATGCAGATGCAAACTCTGTTTGATTCATCTATGGCACTGTATGAACAAATGCTTGGACATGGTGTTGCAAAGGAATGTGCTCGTAATGTGCTACCCCTCTGTGTACCTACAAGAATCTACATGACTGGTTCTTGCCGTTCTTGGATCCATTACATCTCCCTGAGGTCTGCAAATGGAACACAAAAAGAACACATGCAAGTCGCAGAATCCTGTAAACAAATCTTTATCGAACAGTTCCCAACAGTTGCAGAGGCACTGGAGTGGACTGTATCGAGTGGAGATAAGAAAAAGTGATACTTGGATACCGTATCATCATTCATTGACATATGAACAAGCATATGGTATCCTTAAGAAGATAAGGAAACAAAATCCTGATGACCATAGATTCAGAATTACTCCTGACTCATAAACATTATGAACATTTTTGTTACTGACCCTGATCCAATTGAATGTGCTAAAGTTCTCCCTGATAAACACATTGTTAAGATGCCACTTGAATGCTGTCAAATGCTATCTATTGTTGCATCTGACAA